CGCACGGGAGAAGAAGAAGTTGTCCGTCGACGAATCAATCTTGTCGAAACGGTACTTTGCTTTACTGACATCGATATCCATGGCTTAGATGCCTCCCTTATTCACGAAATCCACTTCGAGTTCCGCGAGGCCATCGGCACCAATTCCAGAGAGCCATTCGCCTTGGTTCGTACAATCAATGGTATTGGTCCCGTCCGCGCTTCCGCGCAGCGAACCCGGAGCCCATCCGCCCGCCGCGACCGCGCGCACGTAGAGCCGCGCGCCGCGCGCGACACCGGAGCTTGGTTCGGGACGTACCAAGATACGACCCTGCCGAAGGATATTGACCGACGCGCCGACTTTGAGCGCATCCCAAGCCAGAGCGGGTGCGACCACGCCGGCCGCGAGAGTCTCCGAGTCCACCGTGGCGTGGGAGTGCATGACAAGCCCGGCGACTTTGTCCGTATTGGCATTCACGAGCTTCACGAGCTGCCTGGCTTCGCGCGAAGCGACCGCTTGGGCGTCCGTCGAAAACGACGTGGCACTGACATCAACGTGCTCCACGCCGTGCCCGTACGGTAAGGAAACCGTATCGGCGTTGAACATCGGGTGGATATTCGGGTCATCGACCTGAGCATCGTAGAGTTGGCCCGCTACACCTCGGGGAGGATTCGCGCTGTAGGTAGTTTGAAGAGACATTAGTTTCGCTCCATGTTGGCTTTGTGAGCATCACGGCTGCGCTTAACCATCTCCGCGCGGGCCGCGTGTTCGGGGTCTACGTCTGAATCCATTCGAGCCTTCTCACCGTTCGCTCGAACCTCACCCAATGCCTTTGCGGCAACGGAAGCGCGAAGCACAGACGCGTCAAACCGTCCGTCCACGTAAGCATCCGATTTCGAGGCTTCGACCTCGGCGTTGTCGAGATGCTTGATAACGGCAACTTTCAGAGCACGATCGTCCATCTTGGAAAGGTCGACACCCTTCAAGAAAGGGGCTGCCTGAGATTCCAGCGCGATACGAGCACGAATACGAGGCTCCACAGAATCGAGCGCATCTTTGCGCTCTTGGTCCGCTTTCGTAGCTTGTGCGGAGAGTGCATCCCGCTCCCCTTTGAGTTTCTCAAACTCCGTATTTAGTTTCGCGAGTTCCTGCCCAACTGCGAGGGCCTTAGCGTCCGCCGCATCAGCACGCGCGTTCGCCTTGGCGGCTTGCTCCAAAGCCTCTTTGAGTTCCATGACCTTTTCCTTTGTAGTGACCAGTTCCGACAACGCACCATGCGCCGGCGGTTCTTCCAACTGAATTCCCACACCGTCCATGCGGATTGCGGCCCCTGCGCCTGCGCGGCCCTGCATTACAATCGCCACATGATTCGCCACGATGTTTCGCTGAATCGCATCGTACCGCTCGCCCCCAGGCGAAACCCCTGGCGTCTCATCACACGTGCAATCGTAACCAGCGCTTACCTGTATCTTCCCGGCGTCCAACTTTTTGATTGTCGAGGCGTCCAAAATCATGAGCGGCAATCGGACATAGTCCCCGTCGGCGCGCGCCTGCTCACCCGTTACGCCGACAGTATACGTCTTAGCATTCGATGAGCTGAGCATTACCGGCGGGTGGTCATCCGTGACCGGAATCATCGAAAATGTTGCTAGCGAATCTTGGTTGAACACTTCTTCGGGCGGGCGATACTCTCGTCGAGTCGTACCGTCGGGAAGCGCATAATGGAACACGCCGGTGCGCGTGATATGCGCATCCACCCGAATTCGACCATCTGGTAGTCGAATCGGGGGTTGTAAATTACCGCGGTCAATGCGTTGAACCATTGCCATCAACGCTACACCCGTTCCCCAACCCGTCAAGCGGTGTCCAAGTTAGGCACTCAAAATTGCCGGCCATACCATCACGGTCCCGGTCGCCACTTCATCCCTCGTCTGCCCCGGAGGCCACGCCACAATCGAAAAATAAATTAGCCCGATAGGCCATGTGTCCGTCTGCGCTGGAGTGGCATGAACTTCGGCGAGACCCTTTCCAGCCCCAGGCTGGTCGGGTCGTAATGTCACGCCGCTGCCGACCGACAACGTCAGAAATGGAAGTTCGCCTGGAGCGGTCGTAAACCCAACCTCCAACGAAATCCCTGTGAGGTCACGTAGGTTCCCGGCCTCATCGGTGACTCGAAGCAGCTTGGACCAGGAAAGGCCTCGACGAAACACGCGGCAAGAAGTCTGTTCAGTAGAAGTGCATTCACATGTCATCGAGGTCCCCTTTCAATTCAAGTGGTGCCACATCGGCTACCAAACCCAGAGCGCTAAGGGTGCCCACAAGCCCTAGTTCCGTCACCACGTACACGAACGTAAGGTAGGGCCATGCATCAATCGACTCGACCACCGAGTGTCCATAGGTCAATTGGACGAATGCGTTGAATGCTACGGCTAACGTCTCGATACCCTCCGCGGAGTCGGTCAGCCCTACAATGGCCGCGACTGAGGCCACGAGGTCATCAGAGACCGTCCCAGTGTCCGACAGTGAAATAAACATCGCCTGCACGACGGCCAGCTGCTCGGCCGTTACCCATGCGTCTGCAACCTGCACATTGGCCACATAACTTGCCAGCATTGCTTCCGACGTGGTCACCGCTTCCGTTAGTGACTCGGAGTACTGTGTGCCCAAGATTGCATCCGAGAGCTGCTCGGTTAGCGTGCTGGTTTGCGCAAGCCCTATGAAGTAGTTCGCAATGACCGTCAACGTATCTGCTAGCGCTTGCGCGTCCGCCAACGGAATGACCGCGGAAAACGTAGCAACTAACGCTTCAGTCGTGATGGCCGAATCGGACACCTGAGTCGGGAAAACCAATCCGGTTTGTACGCTGTCCGTGATGGTTTCGGAATCTGGTAGCGTTTGTACAAACGCGAGTTGGGCCGCCACAGAATCCGACGGGATTATCGAATCCGTCGCCGCAACAACGGCTGCGTACAACGTTGATACCGAATCCGTGCTCGAATGGGTATCGGTAACCGTTTCGTTAGCCCCCTGACTTGGGGTCAGCGAGTCCGAAATCGTGTCCGTGTCCGTAACCGCGACCTGAAGCGCCAAGGAGGTAACCAAGCTATCCGTCCCGGAGACCGTATCGCTTACCGCGGTGAGAAGTGCAGCCACAACATCCAACGTGTCCCCCAAAGGCAGCGTGTCAGACAACAACACCCCGAACGAAAAGACCGTCGAAAGCACGTCCGCTAAACTAACGGCCTCGGACACCGAAGCCAAAAGGTTCGCGGAGGCCGTGACGCTATCAGCCTCGGTCACTGTATCTGTCACCGCTGCGCTAAACGCCGCCTGAGCTGTGAGTGACTCGGCTCCGCTCACCGCTTCAGCGAGCGCAACTACCGCTGTGAGGAGCACGGCAAGCGCGTCTCCTGCGGCCACTGAATCCGTTACTGTAACGTCGAAGGGGACGCCTGCGATAGCGCTATCGGAAATCGTTTCGATATCCGCTACCGTCGCGATGAATGCCGCGAGTGCAATTAGGGTATCCGCAAAACCACCCGTATCCGCAAGCGCGACCACCGCGCTGAGCAGCACTGTCAGAGCGTCAGCAATTCCAACCGTATCCGTCAACGTGTTCAACGCCCCCAACGAAGCAGCGACGGAATCCGTGGAGGTGTTTGTGTCAGAAAGGCTCTGCAAAAACGCAGCAAGAGCGACCACCGTTTCCGTGGTGGCGTTCGTGTCCGAGACTGTTGCGATAACTCCCAACAACGCCGTCAGTAACTCTGTCGAGCTTACAGAATCTGTGAGCCCTACAAAAGCTGGAACTTGGGTGACAAGCGCTTCGACAAACGTTTCCGAGTCCGTAAGCGTTTGGGCGTACGACGCCAAAGTCGTTAAAGAATCCGTGAGCGCTTCCGATTCCGTGAGCGAGGCAACCGCGCCATACAACACCGATAACACCGTCGTGAGCGCCTCATCTGCCACGCTCAGCGAATCCGCCAACGCCGACGTAGTAGAGGTCGCAGCAACGGCGCTATCAGACAACGTTTCGGCATCCGCCAGCGCCTGAATGAACGCGGCAAACGACGCCAACACATCCTCGATAATTGGATTATCCGCCAGCACAATCGTTGCTTGGTACAAAGACGCCAAAGACTCCGCCAAACTTGAACTATCCGTCACCGCCGCAATCGCTGAAAACACAGCTGCAACGCTTTCAGCTGTCGTTACCGATTCGGATAACGCGACCACATAATTCTGAGTTCCCCCGAACTGAAAATCCGTACTAACCGCGCGCGAGGGCGGAATCGGCGCTCCGTACCAAGGGCGCTTGTAGAGCGCTTGGAGCGTGTGTCCGCCAAATTTTCCTTTAAGAGGATACTGTGCTTTCGCTGCAACGGGCACGGGCTAGCCCTGCGCTACAACCATTTGCCCAAACAAATTGATGGCCGTCACCTGGCTCGGAAGCCACGCCATCATAGGGACCGTATTGTCATAAAGACGAATCATCCCGAGCTGCACAACGTCCAAGGCTGCACCCATATTGGCAATCCACGACACGCTCGACAGCGGGCGCATGAGCACCAAATGAATCTTCCCCGTCACCATTGAAGTACCAAGGGTCACCGATTGCACAGAACGAACACCCGTGTCGCCGGCTTGAAGATTGAACGGGACAATAGAGCCGGCTACCGCGGTTGCTGGGAACGTCTGAAGTGTTCCGGTGCGCCCTGCCGTCCCGGCCGAATTGGTGTACGAGCATGTACAGTTACCAATCTGGCCCGCGTTCGTTGTCGCAGTGCTGACTTCAATCCACGCCGTTACCCCCTCGCCATCCGTCGTGCCGTCGCGGTCTCGGGCTGGGATCGCAACCGGAGTGATTGATTGTGCTGTTGTCGTCGTAACGACAAGGCCACTGTTATGCCAGAGACGGTCGTAAAGCAGTACTTTGCCGGCAACCGTCCCCGCCATCTCCAACCGCGCGAGATACGAGTTCAGCCCTGCGCTCGGATTGGTAAACGGAATTTGCCCGGTATATGACGTGAGGGCTGCGCCGTTGATGCCCGGAGTTGGAGCACTCCCTGCCCCAGGGCGTCCGGCGGTATACAAAAGCGAGTGCCAAAGACCGCCCGCTTTTGGAGTCACCGTGCCGTAAAAAACATCCTCAGGAGGCCTGAGGCCGGCAATCACGCCGTCAAGTGTCGTGATAGCCATGAGGCCCTCTTAGGTGATGGTAATCGTGAACGTGAGCTGAATCGTATCGCCGGTCTGAAGTGAGCGCTGGGTGAACGCTAGCGCGTGGTTCATCACACCCGCTGAGGATGCGGTGAAAAGCGCCGCCTTCTGGCACGCTTGGGCACCGGTTGCGGTGAACGTTTTGGCAATCGTCGTCGTAGTCGTCGCCGCCGTGTGGTTGACCGTGCCCTGTGCGCGCGAAAGTCCGTTCGCCGCAATCTCCGTGGATAGCGTCGTACTCGTCGCCGTCTCCGTGAGCGTATCATTTGACAACGCGATATAATTCAGACCGTTTGCGCCAAGGCCGGCAGTCCCATATGCCTGGGTGTGGATGAAGTCCATCCCACTATCGGTCTTGACGTTGGAGGTCTCGTCTTCGCTGAGAAGGTCGACCGTCTCGGGGTCAACCGTGCCATCCTCGTGGTCAAGCCACTTGAAGCCCGGCATCAGCACGCCATCGACAAGGTGCGCGGGATGTCCGTTCAAAAAATGCTTACTCCGGAAATGCCGAATCGTGGCCTTCGCATTAGGGAGCTTGACACCTTCGGCCATGCTTTGAATCGCTTCCATAACTAAATCCTTTCTACTGTCGTCTTGATACGCTCAAGGCCAAACGCGCCCGAATCGCTCGAAAAATGGATATCCACGGTACGCCCACCCACCGAAATGGAGGTGGCATAAATCCCTTCCGCATTCTGCGCATCCGCGCCGACAACCAACCGACCCACTACGTCCCCTTGTCCCTCGATCGTTTCGATGACGGCAGAAATGCGCTCTGTCAAACTCATGGGTTAGAATCGTCCAACGGTTTTGGGGATTCGTCAATTGGAGCCGGAGGGAGCTGCTCCAACGGAGACGGTAATGTTGGGGCTGAGGTCTCCAACGCGGCGCGCGCTTCAAAATCCACCGGCGTTTCGAAGCTGTACTCCGCGCCGCCGAATCGGGCTTGTGCGACTTCATCGCTATAAAGCACGTTGGCGTTGATATACCCCGTGTCCGTGAGCATTTGCACATTTCGAGCTTGCGCGGTCTCCAGTTCGGTAGGCTGCCACAACGACGGGAACGAGATTTTGAACCCCGGCTGAATATTGTAAAGCCGAGCGAGTAAGTTCGTCACATACCGAACTGCGGTCCCAATTTCTTTGGGTTGCTTAGAGGCTACACGTGCGTAGAACGACCGCACTTCCGCTGCGCCCGTCGACCCGAGCCCACCGGGGCTATCCCCCATCAGCATGATAAGAGGCATGTCGGCAGCTGCAGACAAGCGTAGATTCGCCCGGTCCATGATGTCCCCGAGTCCCGACAGCGGTGTGGTCTGTCGTTCGTAGCTCTCCAAGTCCATATCGAGCGCAATCGCGCGCATCACGGATTTGGCCATGTCGATGGTGGTGAGTCGCTGTTGAAGCACCTTCCCTCCATCTTTTTTGACCATATCGACGAGGCCTTTGACCTTGTAGACGCCCTGCGCGAAATCACTGATGAGGTTCCATGCGCCGCTCCACGACATGTTAAAGCCCGAGAGCACGCTCCACACGCGGTTCAAAACGCTCTGCCCCCACCCGTTGTTCCCACGATAAATTCGTTTGGACACCCGAATCCCGTCGAAGATGACGAACCTTGACTCGTGGATATCCTCGACCGTCGGAGGTGGTAGCGTCCGAACCTGGTCTGGGGTTGGGAACTCGGCCCCCAACACGTTCGTCGCATTGAGCGTGTAGTGACTCGGGCGCCCGTACTTGGGGCCCATCGGATTCGCGTAGTAGTAGCTTGGTCGCAATTCTTGTGAGTCGAATACCGTTACCCAATCCAGCGAGATAATGCGATTGGGGTCAAGCGGTTCTGACAGGTTGGTCGCGCCATCATTGGCTCCAAGCAAAATGGCACCACCTCCAAATGCGCGTCGATTGCAAATCGCGGTGTGCAGGGCTTCCGCGAGCCCAATACGGTCTAAATGTTCGGTGACAGCCTCCATGCCCGGCTTGTCGTCAGCGGTCGTGAAGCACCAACCTCGACGCAGCATCTCGTCGGGCCAAATCTCGACGATGCGAGAGGCCATATCGTCGCCTTCCCACAACTCCACCAACTCTCGGTATGCTAGCTGAGGCGCGACGAACCGTAACGACTGCGTCTTGTCGCGCTTGGTTCCTTGGCCCGTGAGGATGGAATACCACCCATCCGCACGCATCACATCCATGCGAGCGCTCACGCGTTGCCCTCAGTAAAGATTCCGCCCGTAATCGTCACCGGTGCGCCCTCAAGCGTGTTATTCGAAGGGACACCCGTGAACTCGTCGGGGACATTCGCCTGGATGTGACACGTCGTACCCGACGAATCGAAAATACGCACGTAACCCGCCGAACCTGAGGCCAGTGCTGCGGCGGTAGTCCACACGCCAGCTTGCACCACCACGCCGTTACTCGCAGCCGCCAACCACACGGCAGGAAGCGTCATCTCCGCGAGAAGAGTCCCGCTCGACGGGTCGCTCGCCGCCGTGGGCTTGGTGCCTGTGTACATTCGCAGCTTCGGACTTGGGCCGACAAGGGCCAGAATGGCGTTTGCGCGCGCGTTGCGCAAAGGTACGGAGTAGTTGACGGCCATGGCCTAAGTGTCAGCGCGAACCGTCATTTTAGCAAATCCTCAAAATAGGGCTCCGCATGACAACGGCAGTTCACCGCCTCACCCGGCAAACCTTCATCGGGCGGGTCATCGTACGAAAACACTTCCCCCTCAAGGTCTGCGTGTTCGTCCCGCACCCGGTCATCGTTGGAGGTCCGCCACACGAACTTGTCGATACCCGCGGCCTTTTGCTGGTCGGCGTTGATTTGGCCGTAGAGCTTACCGGTCTGGTCACGCGCTATCAGTGTGGCTCGGCTCTCCGATACGTCGAACGCGTTGCCAATATCGGCCGCGAGACGGTCATAGCTCCGCCCATCCTGTACCGCTTGCAACACCAACGCGCTGATGCGTTGCGAGGTATCCTCGGTCAAGTTCTTAATGCGCTCTACGTTGCCGGTCACAAACCCTTCGACCCGTTTACGCAGGAGGGGGTTCGGGGAGAATATATCCACCCCGATCGCCGCGCGGGCTTGTTTTGAAAATTGCTGGTGCGCCCATTCCCCGGTGCGCTCCGCTTGCGTGTGAAGAAACCGCTCCATGGGGACCGTGGTGACCATCTTACGCATCTCGTCTTTGGCCTGGTCTAAAAACCGTTTCACCTGGTCGGCGGAATCAAGGTGTGACATCGTCAATGTCCTACCCGTCATCACTTCAGACGGATGGAGCTCGGTAACGAACCGCGTCTCCGTTTCACGGCGAAAACGCATTGGTGGTGACACTGGCGCCGCATCTTGGTGCGTCAGCAAAAGTGCAATTTGTTCGAGGGGGCGACGGTATGCCGTACGAACGAGAGTCACCACGCCACGCAAAAACTTGATGTAGTCCCGTTCAATTCCGCGCGGGGGTAGCGCTTTGGGAAGCTTGCCTATCTTCTTAGGTCGCTTTCGTTGGGACGCATGGAGCGCCAATAGCTCGACAAGGTCCACGGGAGGATTCTACCACGTCAAGTCGTCTGCCATCGCCTTAAGCACTTCGACGAGCGTTTGGAACATCTGCCGAAGTGCGTGGTACTCGTCGCTTGAAAGGGCATACACGTTCATCGTTAACGGAAAGCACACGCATAGCCCTGGAGTTGCTTTTGGGGCTGAGCCAAACGCGCACGTTGATGCCCCGCAACCAAGGGCGTACCCGTACTTAGCGGCCAACTCCCGGACGTTCATGCCCCATTTTCACATCACGGCGAGTGCCGTCAAGCGCTCGTAGAAATCGTGCTGGCGTTGGTGATTGATTACCTGCGTCATCGTATCGACCCGATCGTTCTTCCGACCGCGCGTATGTGGAAACAAGTAGAACTGTTCACACGTCTCTTGGTTCCACCTTTGGCCGTCACGAATCCATACGCGCCCTCCATGAACGGCGGGCGTCGATGCCATCGCACGAGCTCGCTTGCTCTTGTCTACTTGAATGGCTTCCGTCTCCTCGACGTCTTGCTCGAGCTGCGCGAGTAGTGCGGGGCCTAGCGCTTTGGCCTCGACCCAAAGCTTGGTCACCTCGGGCCACGCCGCGAGCAGCTCTCGAATGACCGCGATGGCTTCGAGGTAGCCAATGGCCGCCGTTCGGTCATCAACCAAAAACATGTTGCGACCCAAAAAGCCCCATACCTGAATCCCCACATCCGACCCCTTGGCCTCGGCGTTGGACTTCGCCGAGTTCCCGTCGACGGAAATCGCCATGGAATCGAAGTACCGACCGTTGTATTGCGAGGCCAGCACCTGCGCGGGGTCCATGTTACTCCCCACGGGTCGGGCTTGCACAGAGACCTCGGGGTCGGTATCGAATTTGAACCACCGGAACTCCGAGGCCGTGAACGTCGACATCCCAAATTCAGGCGGAGATTGCTCCAGCACTGCTTCCGCAAGCTCTGGACCCAATCGACCGCGCTCAATCGACAACACAGCTTCCGTATTGATGACCGGCATGAGCGTCTCTCCGGTCTGCCTGGGGTCTACCCACCCCAATTCGTTGTCGACTTGGCTATCCTTCCGAGTCATCGGAATCACCAGGGGCAGCCAACGTTGTTCCTTTTGCGCCAAAAGGTGCCCGGACATGTCATTGGCCGCGAGCCTTTGCATGATGCAAAGGCGAATACACGACGCCGCGTTATTCACACGATTGTAGAGCGCCTTGTTCCATGTATCGATGGGCCGTTGCAATTGGTCGGGCTCAAGCTCTCTAGGGTCATGAGGGTCATCGAGCGCCACGCACCACGCGCGCTCGCCCATCGCCGTTGCTTCAATGCCAAAACTTCGACGCCAACCAAGGGGGGACCCGTTCTTGGCCTCAATCTGAAAGTACCCGACTGCGTGCCGGTCGGCACGAAGTACCCACGATGGATTGAACGTCCGCTTGTACCAATCACTTTCAATCAAGTGTCGCATGAGGTCTGCGTCTCGACGCGCCACGTTGGGGTTCAGCGAAAGCGCAAGAATCGAAAAGTTCGGCGCCCATAGCCACGCCCATGCCACGAAGCACACCATCAAGAAACGAGACTTCGACGTACCTGGCGGCACGTTTACCAAAAGATTTTGAAAATCGAACTCTGGAGTTCGGCCTCGCATCCGCGCAAGCCACCCAAAAAACAGTGTCTCGATGTGCGCGCCTAGAACATCGAAATGCCAACTGTCGACAAAGGGGGTCGAGGGTTCGAGTACGTGCCAGCTCTCACGAAAAAATGTCGCAAGGTGTTTCTTGCACATCCCGGCCGTCCGCGCTCGACGCTCCGTAATAACTGCCTGGTACAACTCTTCTTTCGTCAACCCAAATTGGTTGAGCTGCGTATGACAGAGAGGGCAAAAGCCGTGGTTTTGCGCACGTAAAAAAGTGTGAGGACAGACCGGGAACACAAAGTCAATCTGCTGCAATCCGAATAATGACTCGTTGCAATAATTCGGTTTCCTCCTCTGCCCACACCTCGTCCACGTCCTTTTTCATCTCCTCTACAATCTGGATACAGCGCACGCGTTCCAAACGCGTAGCCTCTGCACATAATGCAATCTTCTCTGCTTCGGTCATTGCTCCCATTCCTGGCCCTCTGTTAGGGCCAATTGCTCGCGCAAGATACCCTCGATTTGGTCCAAGGCCGCATCGGGAACGTTCTGCAAATACCGCTCGGGGGTTGCAGTGGCCGCCACCACTACAGCCACAGGTAACCCGTCTCGGCGGTCGGCGATTTGCTTCACTGCCGCGAGTCGCTCCCGCCATTCCGCCGAGGGGTCTCGTGCTGCCGTGATGAGAATGTCGGCAAGTTCATCGGGGTCAATCTTCTCCAGCAACGCTTGGCGCAACGTGCGCTCCACAAACATTCGCGACATCACCGCACCCGTTTGACCTTCGGCCTAGGAGACCGCACCAAAGGCAGCTCACAACAGAGTGCCTCCATCAAATCGAACGCCGAGCATTGGCGCAACACAATTGCACGCTGAACCAAGTCCCACGCGGTCGGCGTCAAATCGATAGAAACACGAGGTTCTCTAGGCATTACTCCCTCTCAAGTAGTTTGCGAAAAAGCTCTTGGGGTGTTTGCCCTCGAAGCTTACACAAGTGCCGCGTCTTTGTGGCCAAATCCCCCGACAGCCAAAGCTGAACCTGTAACGCAGACACCTCGGCGCGCGGCCGGCCTCGACCTCGTTTTGGCACAGGCCCAATCAACTCGTGCCGCGGAGGTGGTGCTCCGGAGGCGAACACGGCGGCCGCATCGTCGGTGCAATACGGGAAACACCCAGCTGTGTCCTCTGGACTGTACCCCCCAGGCAACGACGGGCGTGACTCGCCCTTCCCCCACTCGAGCCACACAATACGCGTGTGGCGCAGTTCCATCCGACAAATTTCACAGAGCACCACGTCCGCCTTGGAAGGACGTAAATATGGAAAATCCTTGTAGTTTGTAGGGAGAAACACACCCACCATTGAACTGTATCTCGGGTTACCTAATTTTGCAATGGTGTAATTACAGCCCTAACCGATACAAGGAGGCGGGTGCGGTTTGTTGTCGCACCACGCTTTTTGACCTAAAAACCAGGCACAGCAGTTGCATAAACTACCCCACACCTACCCCAAGAATTACAGTATAAGTGTAATTCTACACTCACTGAACGGTGATTCATTTTCGTCTAACTACTTGATATCATTACACAATAAAAAGTGTAATGCAGCTTACGGAAAACGCCTAACTACTTGAAATCATTAGACATTATTCGCGAAAAAACTAGTAATTGAGCCCAAAAGGCCAGACCCGTTGAATTGCCGCCCATATAAGGTATGACTCCTCCCCCAAGGAGGAGGGTGGTTAATACAAATTACACAATGGGCTCGTTGCCGGCCCAGTATTTCCTACCCATCGGGGTTACTTAAGGGCCCCTGTCTAGGGACACTATTATCTGGCAAATTCAAAAAAAGTCAACACTTTTCTTTCACTTCTTTTTTGGTCAATTTCTGTTTCACTTTCAGGTAGTTACACAGTTTTTGAAAGTTGGTTTCAGAAATTCCAACATGGAATCCTAAACTGAATACCATTTAGCTGAAAGGTTACAGTTAGTTACGATAGCTTTCTGAAAAAATGGCTTCGTACAACACTTTTCTCAACTTTTTTTGGGGTTCATTTTGGGTTGCCTTCTAACATCGGGCTCCAGTAGGGTGCGCGTCGGCCTACCTACTCCCAAAGCCCTCAACCATGGGTGGTGCGGGGTGGCGGGAGATAGGGGGGCCTCTCGCACCACCCGCCATGTCAGAGCCTGCTAACCCACAGGAATTATTAGCGTCCGCCCTATTATATGCGGAAGCCGGCTGGCACGTGTTCCCCTGTGTACCGGGGGGTAAACGGCCCGCCATCCCCCATGGATTTCGGGCAGCCACAACGGACCCCGACCAGATTCGGGCGTGGTGGGCGGAGTTACCCCTCGCGAACATTGGGGTCGCAACGGACCCCTCGGGACTCATCGTCTACGACGTGGATGTCGCGGGGACCAAAGTGGGGGTCTCTTCCCACGCCGAGATTGCGGCGCAGTTGTCGCGCACGCTTTCGTCGACAACACGCAGCGGCGGAACGCACTACTACTACCAAGCACCCGATGGGCCTCCGTTGCGACGCATTGGTTTCCGACCCGAGGGTGTATCCGCTCCCGCCGGCAAGACAGGGCTCGACCTCATCGCCAATGGGTACGTACTGGCGCCCCCAAGCGTTGTCGAGGGAGGCAGGTACGCATGGGATGATGACCGGACGGAGATTGCGGCGCTGCCAGACCTTCTTTATCGGGCAGCGCTGGCGGTCGACCCGCGCCCGCCCATCACAGACGACACCGCGATTGTCGAGGGGGAGCGCAATGTGCAGCTCTACAAGCTCGCATGCAGACTACGCGGTGCCGGCTTGGCGGAGGCGGAGCTTATCGATTCACTCGCGGCCATCAATCGCGAGCGCGTGCGGCCTCCGCTCTCCGACGCCGAAGTGGTTTCAATTGCGAAGTCCGCGGCGCGGCACGCTGAGCAAGACACGGCGAAAACCGACGAGCTGCTTTTGGACACGTTGCGCAAGGCGACCGCTCCAAAAGACACAGGTCCCCTTCCCGACGATACCAACGCACCCGACGACGAATCGCAGTTCGACACGTTCCTCGATCGGATGCTTCTTTCCACCGGCGCGGCGGAACCCACCCCTCCCGTCCGTGTCTACCCGTCTGGATTTACCCGACTCGACGAACTCTTAGGTGGTGGGTTCTCCACGCGTCAGCTCACCGTCATCCTCGGAGGCCCCGGGGCCGGTAAAAGCGCCCTGGCCATTTCCCTCGCCCGCTACCTCACCACGCCACGCGACGGTTACCAAGTACCCCCCGTGCTGATGGTCTCGACGGAATTGGAATTCCAAGAGGTTGCGGCGCGCTTCGCCTCCCCCCTCCTAGGGAAGCCGTGGCGCGACGTGGTTCGAGGCGAAGCCCTCTACAGTCAAGTCGCCCCTCTCGTGCAGGGCTACCCCGTCCATGTGCTCGACACGACCAACCTCGACATCCGTTTTGAAGCCGGACTTACCCAAATCTACGAACTCGTCAAACGCGTCGAGAAACGATACGGCGTTCCCCCCATCCTCATTGTCGACTACCTCCAAGAACTCGCCGCCAATGTGGAGGCAACCGAAGTCCGGCAGAAAACAACCCTTGTCGCTACCGCACTGCGCATGGTGTCGCAAAAAGTCCCGTGTGCCGTTATCGCAATTGGTTCGGTCTCGCGCGCCGGCTATGGCAACTCCTTAGGCGCGATTCGCGAAGCCAATGAACCCGTTGGCTATATCGCCTTGGCCAAAGAGTCCGGGCACATTGAGTACGCTTCGGCCACCGTCATCTTCGTCGACGTGGAAGAAGAGGAGACGTCGATTCACCGAACCGGGCGTTTGGTCGTGGCCAAAAGCCGTCATGGGCAAACCGGGTTCTGCGGCGTGCGCTTTGACCCCGCGCTGGGGACCTATCAGTACCTCGAGGGCACCGGTCACCTCTCGAAGAAATCGCGCGAGCTCGACACCACCCGGGTCCGAATCATCGACCTCTTGCAGAAAAACCCCGGAAAGTTCACCCGCGCCGATATCGTCAAGACCATCGGCGGCCTCGCGCCAGGTGTGCTTGCCGGCCTCATTGCCGATGACCGTGTGGTCCAGGTCGGCCGTTTCCTTGCCCTCGCCCAGAACTCCCTCGAACCCATGATTTAGGAGGCTCATGCTGCAACCCATCCCCGTCCCGTCACAACCCATAGGCCCCTTTGGCTGGTGGCACACGCCGCTCGGTGTGCGCCAAGGTGTCTGGCGGATGGTCACGCTGCTTCGCGTCCCCAACGAAGATGACTGGGAGGCCTACTACCCGGTGTTCGGCCGTCTGCCCGCCAAAACGGGTATCACGGTCCACCCCGGGGACTACCTCTTGCGCGGCCACTATCGCGCCCGTCATCGCCCCGCCTACTCCGTAGGCCTGGCCCGCGAGGACGGTATCGTCTGGCTTAACGGCGACCCTCGCGTTGTGCAACGCGCCTTGCGACAGCACCGCCTCTATATTCCCCACGGGTCCTGGCAAGCCCTCCGCGGCGCCATGCTGCTCGCGAGCCTGTCCATATGAAGTCGTGGAAGCCTAGCGGCGTGAAGCTGCCCCCTATCGGAACGCGCCTGAATACCTCTCGTCTAACCAACGATTTGACGCCGCTCGCCTGTGGCCACCGGGCGCTTTCGGAAAAAGACCTTGGAAAACCCATGTGTTACGCGTGCTGGCTCGCCGAAGAGAGGGCCGCCGTAGAGGCGATGGAAGAAGAATACGGGCTAACTATTGAAATTATTGGGAAATCTGAGAAGCAAGTGTTTCAGGCTCGACATATTCGCGCGCTGAAGGTAGCGGGGATTGCCGCTCGTATCGCGGATGGGACCCATACCGATAAGTTATTGGAAAAATTGGACGAATTTCGTACGGAGTCGGATGCAGCGTGGTTTTTCCGCCAGCGCTTTTTTAAGACGGCGGTGCGAGACGACCGGAAAAACAAGCGCGCGCGGGCCCAAGAAGAAATTTTAGCGGCCGTTCGCGCGGCGATTTCGAGTGACGATGGCGTAAGTGATTGATTTTTAAGTAAAATAAATTTTTAATTTTACCTATTGATTTATTCCGAACTCGGCCGTATCCTAATTACATGACACGGACAATCAAAACGACGCAGCCGGTAGTGATGACCGCCGCCCTCCTTGCCAACCAAGCGCTGTTCACCAGTGGTAAGGGCCCGGTGGTTTCGATTCCCGACACGTTCGTTGGTGCCCGCCGCCCCAAGACGGGCACGATTCCGATGTCATTCTAATCCCCACAACACCTACACACGAAAGCACCAACCCATGAGCACCATCAGCAAAACCACCGAATCGCCGTACGCCTCGATCGAAGCCGCCGTCCAATTGTACTTAGAGCAACAGCACAATTTTGACCTGTGGCAGGCCGGAGAAGATGTAGAAGACGCCATGAAAGAATTGGTTTCCGAATAATTTCAACCCGTCACACGAAAGCACCACCCCATGCTCACACGACAAACTTCCCTCGATTCAATTTTGGCCGAATACCTTTCACATCAGGAGGTAGAAATCGACCCCTCCCCCTTGGAAGAAGCGGTGTTGGCCTACATCAACTCCCTTTCCTCCGATGTGGGAACGTTACCCACAAGTTATCCACAAAATGGAAGTAAGGCAATAAAACCTATTTAAAAAATCTGTGAACGGTCGTACTGTCTAGAAACAAAAAGGAGCACCACCCATGCGAGACTTACAGGTTGGACGACGGGGCTTTGCGCGCCCGATGGTTTTGGTTGACCGCGACGATAATGGGACCTACTACATGTGGGCCCGGTTGCCGAACGGTAAGGCGACGAAAGTTGCGCCGTTTGACACCGCCCAAGAGGCCGAACGTGAGGCTTGGTTGTTTTTGGAAGAACACGACCAGGACAACACGGCCATCATCTTGTTTCGCCGTCCAAGCGCGCGGCCCCTAGGCATGGTGCGTCTAGGGGGACAAAAATGAAACCCGACGATAAACTGGCGTGGATACCGATTGTCCGCCCATCTCCTGTCACGACGAGTCCCCCGGAACCTAAACCCCCAGCAGGGCCCCCGCCAAAGGCGTCGACCCCCGAAATTCCGGTCACATCCACGGTCATCAAAGTCCAATTGGCCACGGACGGCATCACGCTGGAAGTGGGGGGTTGGGCCCGCTTTTTCACGGACACACAGGAAGCCGTGAACACGCTTTTGTCGCTGTATCACTATCGAGACTACGAGCTGCCGATGCTCGTGAAACGACAAGATAACGAGTATGGCAAAGGAGTCCGGGCGGATGGGAAAAATGATGCCCGCGTATTGGAATCGCACGGCCTGGTGGAGTCTCCACCATGGGGCGACCCCGTGCCGGATATTTTGGCCGCACTTGGGGACTCTGCAATGCCGGGAGTGGAGCGCCGGTTTGCGTTGAGGCTTCGTCAGGAAGTGGAATTGTCGGGGATTAAGCAGATAGAGGCCCCCGTAGAGCATGCACAAGTGCCCGCCCCAATTCCGGCTCCAAAGGACCCCGTGTAATGCTACGCGCATGCTGTGGTACCCGGGGTCATTGCCCTATGCGCTTCAAACCGGTCGGGCATGCCGACGCGCGGCCTGGAAATGGCCCGGGCAATCGGAGGAATGGATGACCGTGAGTTATGACGGGCGGTTTATGCGGGGTTCTTTTGAACTCATTTTGCGACCCGAAGACGTGGTCGCACTGGATTGGGAGGTCAAATGATGGAACTCCTGTTCACAGGTCGCGTTGAAGTGGAACTCGATGTGGACCCGGAAAAGTTTCGAGGTCTTACCGTCGCAGAAATCTATGCGGAACTGCAAAAAGCGTTACGGCAATTTGCACTCGGCGTTTCTGTGGTAGAGCAAGAACTAGAACACGCCGCCATGAAGCTGGCCGTTGTAGCGAATCGACAACGTGGAGAATGCTGGGCACCGGTTGCGGTTCCTGAGCACATTGAGGAGTGGATGGATGCCTGATGTTGAACTATTTGACCGACGGCACTACGGCCCGACGTTCACCCCTACCGGCCAGATTCGTTACACCAGCGTCTCGCAGCTCAAGACGGCGCAGAGGTGCCTGAAAAAATGGTGGTGGGAGAAAGTTCACAAAAAGCCCACGCCCCAAACAAAAGCACAAACCATCGGCCTCGAATTAGAAGACGAATGGTATACCCACCTGCGCACCGGCAAGGCCCTCTCCCCGATGGCCTTCGCTGGCAAGCGGTTCCATCCTCCGGGCAAGCTCCTTCTACAAAAGCCGCTGGCTACCACAACGGACGATGGTGCGGTGACCTCCCCTGTCAAGGCTGGAGAGGTCCCCCTAATTGGCTATATCGACATTTTGACCAGGGGCCGGGTCATCGATATCAAAACGACTTCAGACCCAAAATGGGCCAAGACTCCGTACGAGCTGACCCAAGACTTTCAGATGGTCGGGTACTCGATGTTTCACCGTGCACACTACAAACACACCGGGCCCGTCCCGGTACAGCACTGGTACTTCAAAACCCGCACGCCTTGGAAATCTTGGACAGTCGATGTCGAGATTTCACCGGAGCAAGCGGCCGAAGCCTGGGCCCCAACCTCGGACCTCATTACAAAAATGCAGGCGCACGTGGCGGTGCCTTTGGAGCGAGGGTCGGACGTCCCCGCAAACACCAAGGCATGTTCGGACTACGGCGGATGCCCCCATCGTTCTTACTGCCCCGAGGGTGCCAAAGCCTCCGTACTTGCGTTATTTGGTTCATCTCCCATTACCGAAGACAAGGAATCTATGCCTCAAGGAAAATTGTCCCCCGCCGCTCAAGCCGCACTCAAAGAGTTAAAGGCGAAACAGCAGCAAACCAATGTCGACGGAATTCGAGCCGCCCATTTGATGGAAGCCATCGGTCAACGCGGCTGGGGTACGCCCCCCCTCGGAGAAGGCCTCGCGACCTTGTACCTCCAAGCCAAGGGACTTGCTCTTGTCGAGGTTGTCCCGGGGACCGGCAAACTCACGGACATCACGCCCATTACGACGCTTGATGATTTGCTAGCCATCGCCCGTGAGGTCGACGTGCCGGATAACGTTAGAGCGTGGGTCCCTCCGACCCCCGAAACTAAAAAGGCCACCGAGCCTGCGGCTCCAAAAGCCCCGCCGCCCGCCGCACCAGAACCCGCGGTGCTCAAAATTGTACCGCCGGACGCCCCCGAGACTCCGGTGGAGACGGTGAAACGCCCCGTTGGGCGGCCGAGGAAAGTTGTCCCCGGGGCTCCGGCAGAGCCCGCGCACGTTCCTGTAGCGGCAAGTGCGCCCGTTGCAGCTCCGGTTGCAGCAATTTCTGCAATTCCCGCAATAACCCCAGTGTGGGCGCTCTACATCAACTGCATGCCCCTCAATGCGGAAGCTCAATCCCTATACCCCTACATTCTCAAGGTCTGGGAAGCCGCGAACAAAGCGTCCAAGGTCCCCGACTTGAGGCTCGCAGAAAAGAGTAGCCCCCTGGCGTACGGCGGTTGGCGGGGCGCGCTATCGGCGCTCGTGGTTGGAACTCCCCCGGAACCTGGTGCCTACTTCATCGATACGACGGGGATGGAGATTGCTGAGGTCATTGCGCACGCATTGGTCCAAGTGGTCGTGACCGGAGGCGGGCAAGTAGTGCAAGGGCTACGGTAATTTTAACGCGTAGCGGACGTCCGTTGCTTCAAGCCATAAAACCATCCACCCCAACACCACTTCGGAAGTTGGTCGCAAAACCCGGAGTCGCGCCGTTGCCCTGGCAAACGGCGGCGCCATTGCGGTTGTACGGTTCGTCGTTACAGCCTGTTTCAAAGTCGGAAGAATGGCGCCGAATCACAGGACTCCCTACGCGGGAGCCTTATCGAGACAACGGTGCGCACGCCGAGGCACTCATCCATTTGCTTCAAGAACGGCTTGGACGTGACACGGGCTCGTGTGATTGCCGAAAACGCGGACGGGATTGCATCACCGCCCCCCATTTGGTCCAAGCGTGGACATTGTACGAATTGGAGATGCAACGGGGTGTCATCGGTGCCATTGGCGTCGGCCACGGCAAGACGTTTTTGAACATCCTGGCGCCGATGGTCTTTCCCGGTTTGCGAACCGCGGTGCTTTTGGTGCCTCCGACGTTGGTTCAGCAGCTTCTCGCCGAATACGAGCTGCTGAGAAACCATTGGAAAGTGCCGGGGCTCATCAGTCACGCCACCGAGCAATACGTCGCGCATACGGACGGGCCGACGCTTCACATTTTGCCGTACTCGCGGCTATCGCGCCCGGATGCGACCACGTGGCTCACACATATGGCGCCAGAACTCATCATCGCCGATGAATGCCACCATTTGCGGCGGGCGGATACCGCCCGTACAGCGCGGTTCACGCGTTACTTGGACGCTCGGCCAGACACGATGGTGGCGGCGTGGTCGGGCACGCTGACCAAACGTGCGCTGGAAGATTTCGCCCATCTCTGCGCGGCGGCGCTCAAGCTGCAATCTCCCTTACCGGTGTTCGTTCAAGTGCTTCAAGAATGGTCGTCGGCACTGTCGGCCGGCAAAGAAGATATTCCCCCGAGGCCACCTGGGGCCTTGCTTGAATTCTGTGAGCCTGGCGAGCACGTGCGTGAAGGGGTAAGGCGGCGACTGACCTCGACACCCGGTTTCATCTCTACCGATGCGTCGTCGGTCGATGTGCCGATGACGCTGCATGAGCGGAGTCCAGGGCCTATCCCACAACAAGTCGCGACCCTTCTCAAAGACCTTCGCGAAACCTGGCAACGCCCCGACGGGGAAGAGCTAGAGGATGCAATGAGTGTGCTTCGCTGTGCGTGTGAGTTGGCCTGTGGCTTTTACTACCGTTGGACGTTCCCGCATGGAGAGCCGGTCCACCTCATTATGGAATGGCTTCGGTGTCGCAAAGAATGGAATCGCGCCGTCCGTAACCGACTGTTTGAGCGTCGTGAGCACCTCGATTCTCCAGATTTGTGCAAGCGCGCGGCAAAGCGGGCGTGGGGGGATTTGCCGGCACAGAAAGACCTTCCTTTGTGGAAAACTCCCGCGTGGCCTCCTTGGCGCGATGTAATGGCATTGGTGCGCCCCGTTCCCGCCGCGGTGCGGGTGAACAACTATTTGGTTGTAGACGCTACAAAGTGGCTTCAGGAAGAACCTGGATTGGTATGGCACACATCGACGGAGTTTGGGCAATGGCTGGCGGAGACCTCTGACTTACCTCGATACGGTGGCGGGTCCAAAATGATTGCGGAGCTCTTGCGAGAACAAGGCAACCGTTCCGTCATTTTGTCTGTGAAGTCACATGGCACCGGACGCGACGGACTTCAGCGACTGTTTCATCGACAGCTCATTGCTCAAGCCCCTGACGATTGGGAGCAACTTTTAGGGCGCTTGCACCGCATTGGACAAAAGCACCCGGTGGAGACCGTCTATTACGCGCATACGCCCGAGTTGCGCGCGCATATTCGCCAGAATGTAAGACGTGCGACGTACGTTACACAGTTCACTCCCAACACACAGAAAATTAAGGACTTCAATTTGACGCTCGTAGAAGAGGCGGAGATTGCGCTTCCAACACGTCAGGGTTCTGCGATACAAAACATCACCCCGTGAAACCGGGTAGTAACAAAGGAGATATCGATGTCATTTGGAGATTTGTTTTCATCGTCGACGGAAGACCAAAAGGTCAAAGGTCCCAAACCTCTCAGCGGAACGCATTTGCTGGCACTCACCAGTGTCAAAATGCAAAAGACCCGCAACGTGGGACGGATGGCAGAATTTCGGTTCGTGGTGCTCAAAACGACTAACCCTGAAATGGCCGTCGGGAGCGAATGCGTAGAGCCGTTCTTCCCGGAGAACACGAAAGACCCCGACACCTTGGAGGCGAATCGGGGACGTTTGCGCGCCATGGTTCGAGCCATCGCCAAGCTTCCAAACAACGCGGCGCCCGAAGAGGTGAGCGAGGCCTGGGAAGCGATGGTGGACGAGACGCAACCTGCCCGGGGCGTGAAGGTGCGTTGCACCGGCACGGACCTCGAATCGAAAAAAGGCAACGCATTTGTCGCTTGCACGTACGAAGCAGTTACTCAGAGCGACGAAGACATCAAAGCGACCCGCGCGCAAATTGAGAGTGTATCCTTTGAAGCGAAAGCGGAGGCCGCAATGAAACCCGAGCCGAAGGAATCGAAACCTAGTAAGTCAGGCCTACCGCCGGCTCTTGCGGCGCGCTTCAAGAATTCTGAAGAAGCCCCGTTTTAGTCAGACGCGTTCGTTACAACCAGCACCACCCCATGAACGTTGTCGCGTTTGATACGGAGACGCATCTGATTACCCCTGGCGTACTTGCGCCCAAGTTGGTGGTCGGAAGTTTTTACACGCCTGAGGAAAGCGGCTTCCTCCTATACCCAGACGACGTAGTAACCGAAGTTTTGGAGTGGCTCCAAAATGATTGGTATTTTGTCGGCGCGAACATCGCGTACGACTTCGGGGTGGTGCTGGCGTACGTGACTAAGGCACGGCCTGAAGCAGCAGCGGAGTTTCTTCGAGAAATTTTTCGCGCGTACGATGAAGGTCGAGTATGGGATGTTCAGGTGGCTGAAGCGTTGTACGCCATCGCCCAAGGGCATCTTGGGCGCAACCCAGAGACCGGGGAGAAGTTCGCCCGATACAGTTTACAGATTGTTGTGGAACTAACTACAGGTCGCAAGAACGCCAAAGAGCATGACGAGTGGCGGCTGCGATACGGGGAGTTGGATGGCATTCCCATCCATCTTTGGCCTCGCAACGCACAGCAATACCCCGTCGATGACGCGACCAATACGTGGGACGCATATGCAGTGCAACGCGCGCGAGCCGAGCACACCAAACAAGAGACCAATCTGCACGACCTCCCAGCGCAATGCCGCGCAGCATGGGCGCTGCACTTGGGGGCTATCTGGGGCTTTCGCGTAGACCAGGAGGCCGTCAACGCATTTGAAATGGAGGTTACCTCCAAGCGCAATGAGCTCGTCGGTACGCTTTCCGAATTGGGTTTTTTGCGCATGGACGGGTCCAAAGATACCCGACGCATTGCGCGCGCGGTGATCGAGGCGTATGACGCGTTCGCCAAAGCTTGTCCGAGTTGCCAAAGTACCGGCTTGGTGGCCGGGGCCCAGCGATTTGGTAAGACGGGAAAGCCTCTCAAGCAAACGTTTGAGACGTGTATTAAATGCAGTGGCAATGGTGTTCTTGGAAAGCCTGAGTTAGTCCCCCAAACACCCAAAGGTAAAGTGAGTGCCTCCCGTGATGCGCTGTATGAGTCGGGAGACGAGAATCTACTCCTACTCGCGAAACTCGGGGAGACTGACAAGTCCATCAGCACATATATCCCCTATCTTCGCACCGCCGGCGATGTGCCCTTAACGCTGAAGCCCAACGTGCTTTTGGAAACAGGTAGAGTGTCCTACTCCGATGTAATCCAACTTTTCCCGCGGCGGGGCAAAGAACGTCAATGCATCGTGCCTCGTGAGGGGAATGTCTTTTTTTCCATCGACTACGAAGGTCTGGAATTGGTGACCCACGCCCAGTCTTGCCTGAATTTGTTCGGTGAGTCCCGCCTGGCCGAAGTGCTAAATGCGGGTGGTAAGCCTCACGATATGTTAGCGGCCAAGCTCTACCGCAAGACGGACGCCGAGTATACCGCGCTCAAGAAAGTGGGCGACCTTCGAGCACTCGCGCTTCGGGACTCTGCCAAACCCGCCAACTTTGGTTTTCCGGGTGGGATGGGTGAGGCAACGCTTGTCGCACAGCAACGCGAGCAAGGTCCTGATACCGTAGGTCCAGACGGGCGCTGGTATCACGGATTGCGATTTTGCATTTTGATGGGGTACGCCGAGACCTGTGGCGAGAAAAAGGTGTCGGAATACCGTGGTCGCGATGTGGGCCGGCTTTGCGTCGCTTGTTTGCGGGCGGCAAAAGACCTTCGCGAGGCTTGGTTTGCAGAGTGGCCCGAGAACCGGGCGTACTTCCAGTTTATTCAAGACCGCGTTGACCGAGTCGGTTACGTCAAGCAACACTTTTCAAATCGCGTGCGAGCCAAGGGAGACTTCTCCGCGTTCGCAAACAGTTACTTTCAAGGCCTCGCAGCCGATGGCGCCAAGCGCGCGCTTTATGCTGTTGTGAAGGCGCAGTACCTTGGAGCCGATAGCCCCGCTTTTGGTTCGAGAACTATCCTGTTCCCTCACGACGAGCTTCTCGGGGAAGTGGAATTGTCGCGCGCGGCAAAAGCCGTACCCGCCATCCAAGAAATCATGGAGCGCGAGATGCGCGTCGTGTGCCCCGACGTCGCGCTCCGTACAGAAGCCGCGCTAATGTACCGTTGGGACAAGCGCGCCAAACCGGTTTTCGACGACAACCATCAACTCATCCCTTGGGAGCCGCCGACATGAAAAAAGACAACGTCAAAATTGATTGCGCACAGTTGAAAGACCTCGATCCTCTTGCGTTTGAAGTCTTACGTTTTTTGCAGCTCCTCACTATGACCCAAGGCCTCGAAGCGGACTCGATGCTGTCGAGCATCATGCGCGTAATGTACGTGTGTAAGTTGCTCACGTCAGTGCCCGACGAGACTTCCGCGGTCGAACTCACAATCCATCGCCATCGCGCACAAACCCAATTCACGATGCGCGAAAAAGCGTCAAAGAAAGTGATTTATACCATTTATGAGACCCTAGTGTTTGATACGAACTGACATGCAAACGTTTATCAAAAACGATATTGAGAAAGAACGCCTAGATTTGGTCCCGGCCTCCATCATTCGAGTATCATTGGCGATAGGGCCTTTTATTGAAGGCTTCTGGGAGATACCAACCCACGGAAACGTGGGAGCCATTTTGAGCTGTTTGTCGGCGTGGTCCGAAGGCGTCACCAAAGACCCCGACGTCCCGTTGACCAAACTAGAGATTACGTATGTGCACGTCGCTCTTCTGAACGCGCACGCATTGCGAAAACGTCCCGATTGCGTCCAATCCTCAGCGCTCATTGCCATGAGCCGCGCGTTTACTTACGGCGCCAAAAAGTATGCGCCAAATAACTGGAGGCTCTGCACGGAACCCTGGCGCTACGTCGGCGCGGTACTTCGGCACGTACTCGCCTGGTACGAGGGGGAGTGGTCCGACAGTGAGTCGGGGTTGTGCCACCTGGACCATGCGCTTGCCTCGATGGCGATGCTGCATGGCTGCTTCGAGCACCATGTGTGTCAACCTCCCACTGCGGCCGCAAGTCAGTTCAATCTTCCGTTCCCATCCTGATTTGTGGGACATTCTAAGGACATGGACCGCGACCCGTCCCTTGGGGACCTCTTGGCCGTTGACCAGAGTTTGTCGTGCCCAGGTATTGCTGTATTTCGCACCGGGCGGTTGATTGCGAGTACTTCTCTCCCACAAGAGCGGGAAACGTCGGTACCGATTGCGTTTCGTACCGTGGCTGTAGCAACCCGCGTGTGTAGTTGGGCGCTTGAGTACGCCACCAATTTACGCACGCTGGCAATTGAGTGGCCACAAATTTATGCGGCCGTGAAGTCCAAAGGCAACCCAAACGATTTGCTCGGAGTTGCCGGCGTAGGGGCCGCAATCGCCGGGATGCTCTCCCATGCCACGCTAAAAAACGGCTCAGGGCTTTGTCTCCGCGTGGTTTCTCCAACACCCGCGGAATGGGCGGGTCAATTGCCCAAAAGCACGAGTGCCAAACTTGTATCCCAATCTCCGCGCGCAAAACGAATCTTGTCTCGACTTGATAGTGAAGAGCGAAGCGTGGCGACCCTCAAGCACGACGCGCTGGACGCAATTGGGATTGGCCTCTACACTCTAGGCAGGCTGCACGCCCATCGAGTATTTCCAGGCGCCACATGCGGATCACCGAGTATTTTGAGGCGCTGATTACGGACTTGCAGTTTTGGCATCAAACCTTACCCCCCGTACTCGACGAAACCATGCTGACAGAGGTTCAAGGCCTCCGAGAAAAGCTCCCTGTTTGGCTAGACCTCTTGCAAAAATACCACAAGGGCGTTGCGTTGGAGTTGCTCGAGGGCCTTCAGAACTCCACCAAACTCCTTCGGGACGCCCAACGCGACTATATGACCCTGCACGCTTCATATTGTCGATTGTATGCGTGCCTGGTGCGATTTCGGGCTGCTCGCCAGAATGGTCAGGAGTTACCCTGGAAGGAAGCTGAAGCGCTTCTAGATTAGGGGTTCGAGAAACACCGCCGCCCATCGCGGGCTTGAATGCCCCTTGTAGTACTCCGCCTTGCCCCAAAGCTGGGCGTCGGTACGGGTGATAGAGTTACCGTTGGTTTGTCGCGATGCGGTGCTCGAGCACTGAAGTACAGTCGTGGTCTGCCACGACCACGTTTGGTCCGGCGGAACGCACGATTCGACCAATCCCACATGACCAATTCGGTCTCGTTTCCCGTCATGGTCGAGGTCAATGGACGGGTACACCAGCCAGCACCCTGGTTGGGGCCGCGGAAGTACTCGAAAGTATCGCGCGGCGGGGTGCCACTCCATCCCATTCGGTCCTTGGTACCAACCCCCCAAGGCGGAGTCACAATTTATCCAACCCCCGTAGTATGGGAAGCCGCGTTGAAAACGGTCAAACCCACAACACCACGCCACAAACCCGATGCAGTCGCACCCTCGACCCACTAAGGTCCCATCGTCACGGTACACGTCGGTCGCGGGCGTGAGCGCGCCCGGGTTTCGCCCACCTCCCCCCAAGATATAGGGAAGGTGCTGTCCGAGAAGACTTCGCGCACGGGCAATGCTGACCTCAGGTTTCTGCATGCGCTTCCTCCTCAAACGAGATTTTAGCCAACGTCAGAATGCGCCCGCAGAGCGCCACCGCCTCTTGGAGCACAACTCGAAGCTCTCCCACGGTCACCGCGACCGTGTTGCGCTGCTGTTCGAGGTCGTGCACACGTCGCGTCAGGTCAGCGACCGCTGCTCGCAGCATTTGAAGGTCCGCTTCCACGCTGCGATTCTTCATAGACTAAACACCCTTGCGCCATCGTAACCCAGGCTCGTATCCCGGCAAGATATTCGACGAGCGCTCGACCTTCCTCGAGGGTAAATGTGATGTGCGTTTGGTTAGCATCGAGTTTTGGGGCCGTTTCCAGGGGAGCCGGAAGCGGTGGAAGCTGGCACGCGACCCGGGGCGGTGCCGATTCGGGTGTGTTCGTCTTCACCGAACGGCTCCCGCAAGCGAAGGCGAATGGTATCCACGATAGTCGAAGCAGGAGCATTTTGAGCTGCTTCATGGTCTCGTGCGACATTTCGGGCAACCTCCTCTTGCAAAACTGTAGTCGTCTTACCAATGCGTTGCGTTAGATACTCATTGGAGGCTTGCAAACGTTGATTGACAGACTCCAGTTCCGTTTTTTGTGCGGATACGGAACGTAATTCCTGTACGTCGTGCCGCCACGTGTACATAAGCGCAACTAACGCGCCCACAAGTAAAATGACCACACTCAACGTGGCGATGAACATGTACAACATGATGGGTTACGGTTTTTCGAGGTCAGTACTCGCCGGTTTGTCATCGGTGACAGGTGGCGTTAGGCTGATGCGACGCGCGCGTTCCTTGATGACGGCTTCCTCCAACTTGTTGCTTTCCTTGGTCACTGCTTCTTCAAGCTTGGCATCGGCGGTCTTAGGTCGCGGTGGTCGAATGCCCAACGATGCCACCAAAACCATGATGAGGTTCGTGGCATCGTTGGCAAACCCGTCCGGGAGCGCGATGCCCTTCTTTGCGAGAAACGCAACAACGAGCCCGAGAGCCGTGAGCCAAGCGCGTTCCGAAAAAAAAATGCCTTTGACGATTGCTTTGACCATGAGGGACCTCCTTCTAACACTTCCTGGCAAAAATGGCGGCAAACGACACGCCTACCGCGCATGCCGCGATGAGAGATTGGAGAAGCTGACGCTTCCACGCGCCCGCTTCTTTGGCGTGCTCCTGAGAGCTAGCCCGAATCGAAGCGAGTTCGTGCTCGAGCTGTTCGGTGAGGTATAGCAGTTTGAGCTGGTCTTCTCGAATTTGAGAAACCGTACGTCCAAGTTGAAGGTGGTCAGCTCGAAGCCCCGCGAAATCTCGTTCCAGGACGTCCGTGGATAGGTGGGCCGCTTTGGCGAGCGAGGACGCTTCACTGAGCTTCTGCGCGCGCCGCAAGTGAACCGCCAGGCGCGCCTCGTCTGTCATTCCCGCATGCGTGACATCCTCATCCCAATCTTCCGCCTGAGAGCGAGGCCGATGGAGTGGATAACCAGCCGGTGGGGTACGTCGCGACATCAAACAGCAAGCCGCCCGGTTTGGTATCTAATGGAGCCCAAACGAGCACTTCCCGCACCTGCCATAACGGTCTTAAAATGCAACCACAGTACATTGGACATAGAGCGGATGACAGCGCTACTCACATTGGGAGCCGGCAGTGCAATAGGTGTAGAAGATGCGTTTACAAAAAGGAATGCGTCTCCAATCAGTCCCGCTAATTGGTGCTGTCCGATAACGGTTGCGGTTAAGCTGAACAAATCTGTGGTTTGTATTACTTCTAACGTGACGGTTGAAGTAGAGGCGCTCGAAGTATCCCAATATACCTGAAGCAGTGATAGATATTCATTTTCGTCCATCGGTAATGGGGCATATAAATCGAATGTGCCCGGCCCGTTGCAATTCCACCCACCTGGGTTCGTTGGTGGAGTAGGGGGGGTGACTGAAAAGTTGGACCCGTTGCTCTCCATCCCAGGCCCTATATAGCGTTCTCTAAGCCCCCAAGTTAAACGGCTATAGTTGATTGGTAAATGGGCTTTGTCGATATTTGTAAACGAGTTTTGAGCAGTCCACGCATGAGGGTTCTCTTCAAAATCGTTCGTATAAGACAGCCAGTTGTAATAACTATTTTTGTGGTAGTTCTCATACTGCGATGGGGGCTGCTCACCCGCTGCATACCCGGAATCTTGTTTAAGTGTTGAGGGCGCGGCAATTTGCCCGGTAGCAATCCAGCGAGGCAGAGTAGTGGGTTTGGAAGCGGGCATGGTCTACGATCCTAACACAGCGGCAAAATGCCCCCCGGTCGTCGGAGCGAGCGTGCTGCTGTAGCCTTGGTTGACGTTGTTGGTGAGTTGAAGCGCCGTCCCAATGTCGTGGGCATTAGACGTAGTGAGACCGAATATCGTGGTGCCGATTCGAGACGTGTAGGTCGCCGTTTCCTGGAGCGCCGTCCCGGCGGCTACAATCACGGTACCGAAGTCGGGGAGGTTCAGACCCCCAAGCACAGACACCGTGCCTCCCGAAATGGTGCTCGTAGTAATCGCCGCGGTTGCATAGGTGAACGTTTGGTTTGCCGGGAATGGCAGGTAGAACACCTGAAGCCGAACCGTGACTTCGATGGCCTTGAGGAGAAAACGATACAGAAGACTTGCCGTTGCAAACGTCACGTTGCCAATACGCACGAGCGCCACCCCGCCGCCCGATTCCAATGCGAACGTCGAGACAAACGCGAGCGTCACGCGTTTGAGGTCGCGATAGCTTCCCGTCGACTTGTTGATGATAGCGCGTGCGCCGATGGCTTTTTTCAACTCCACGTCGGATAGACCTTCCGGCTTTTGGCCAATCCATCCTCCGAGCGTTTGCAAGGGTCCACCGCTGGCGTTGGAGAGCAAGAACGCGACATAGAGGTCGAGTAGCATCGTCTCGACCGTATCGGCCGGCTCGCAAAGCGTCCGAATGAGCTGGGTGAATTTGTTCATCCGAAGCTCCCCGTAATGGTGGAGTTCGCACTCGACCACGTGGCCCCAAACTCCGCCTCAGCTGGGTTGTTCCCTTTGCGAAGTTGAATCGGGATGCGGTTTTCCGCATCGGCGCGGTGGTAAATGCGTTGGAGCCGAATCGTGGTGAAAATGTCCGGGGGGATTTCCGCCGTCTCAAACACACCCACCGCGGTAGATGCTTCGCTGGTCCAAGCGAACGTGAACGGAACGGCAAAATCGGGCTCGCCATCAAACGAATTGAGCCCCTGGCCGGGGGGTTCGTTGATGCTCCCGACCTCTTCGAAGAGGTCGGGGCCGTCGAAGGCATCAAAATCCGCCATCGTGCGTTACGGCGCCGCCGTGAATTTTGGAGTGGAATTGTCCCACGGCACAATCCAGGGGTACCCGCCCGAGTCCGCCAGAGCAATCCAAGTGAATGGTGCGGTGCTGGGGAATCGTGTTCCGTTCGCCACCACAGGGGCCGCTGTGCGCATGTCGAATAGCTCCCCAATAATTCCGCCTTTGGCGGTTGCGACACTGGGAGAGTTGATGAACAACCGATAGGTATCGTAGTCCGTCGCGGATTCCCAATCGTTGTTTTGGTTTAGAGCCGCAGGGATTGCCTGCGAATTGCCCACAGCAAACGGCCCTGCGATATGGAGCCCTGCGTCGGTGACTTTGGTTGTCCCCTTGTAAACGGTCAGCTTTTGGTCTGCAAGGCTTGTAAACCATGGGACACTGAGACCGGCGTTCGGGAAGCTGAACCGGTAGTAACAAGGGTTCGTCCAAAGTGTGCGCGGCCCGCGTGGCACGCCCCATTCCCACCACCCTTCCCACGTTCCTGCGGTCGCGTTGCGAAACGCTGCGCGGGTCACTTGACCATCGAGGCTTCGCCAAACGTAAAATCGACGGGCAACGTTGGTCGTGCTCGTCGTAAAAGCAGCCCCTGTCTTGGCGTCTTCATCTGTAGCCGTAGGTCGTGTCGTTGTGGTGCCGTTCGTACCTCCGTTTTCGGTGCCGAACCCGGCCAAGCGAGACACCGTGACTTGAACGGTTGCGGAAGTCGTATTCGTCGTAAATCCTGAGCCCGTGAGCTGAAAGCAAATTTGAAACTTGGGGTTGACTTGAGCGTCTTGCAGCACAATCCACGAGTTCGTCACGAGGTTGGAAAACGTCACCCACCGGTCTGTGCCGTCCATTCCTGACGTACTTCCGTCCGATGAACCAATCACCGTCATGGGATTGGTGGCGAAGTTCTTCAGGACGTTCTTGAACGCAAACATTTGCTTGGCGTTGACGGCGGCAGATCCCGTATCGACGGGGATAAGGTTGTCGTTGCTGTACTGCCAAGTTTTGATAACGGTAGGTGCGGCCATGGTTTCCTCGTTAAGGGGTCCCGTTCGTGACGTTCACAACAATGCGAGAGGTGTCGTAGACCGCCAACGAACGAAGCGGGACGACGAGCGTTGTGGAACTGGTCGGGGATGGAGCAAGTCCAATTTGTACTGAGGGTACGTCCAGCACTCCATCCACCGTGAACGCTTGCGCGGCGATGGCGGCGGCGACCGCATCCCGTCCGGTGTCTTGCGCGTCTCCCCACGTTACGACGGCGAGCTTGATTTGGTCCGTTCCGTCTGCGGGGAAATTCCCCGGGTCGACAATCACGTTGAGTGTGGTGTAGATGGGAAGCTGTACCGGTCGCGAGAACTTGATGGTGTAGCTCACGCCGAGGTCATCGAGCAGCACAACAGGCGTGTTGCCAAATGACGCGTACCCCGCTCCGATACCGGTTTCGAGCAAGTACGTTGCAATCTCCGTGTCGTCGCCGCCGCGAACGAGCGCCTCCACCGTATGGGGCGGCATGCCGTCGGCGTCCGTGAGGTCGGTTTGGTTCTGCAACACCCGAACGGAGAGCACGCCGGTGAGTCGAAGGATATCGGCCCGGATGGCGTCCGCGGTGTGGCTTCCCGCCGCGAACACTTCGGTGAGGCCCCGAAGTCGGTAGGATTCATCGGATTCCTTATCCGCACCCTCGTCGGCGTCAAGCAAATTCAGAACACCGTTCCACCCAGACACAGGGGTCTTGATGAGATTCACGGAGCCCGAAAGCGCGCGCAAAGGGCCGGTCTCGGTCGCGATAGATTTGACGTTGACCATGCCGGTCCCCGCGCCCACGAAGCGCCACGTCACTCCACCATCGCTAATGGCGCCCGCGGTACTCGAAGGCCCTGACCCTACTCCGGTGGTGCCTGCCACCGTCACCACGTAGATGTTTCCGGCATTGGTACGAAACGCCCCCAAGGGATATACCGTAGACGTTGTCCGCGCAGGGACGGTTGCGATGGTTGCGTTGACCTGCGTTTGAAAGATGACGCCGTCCGCGGTCTCAGCTTGCTTGCTCGCAAGCACTGAAGTGGCCGGAACCCCGGTGAGCGTCAGTATCACGCTAGACGCGAATGCCGCTTTGGGCAACGTCCCCGTGAGCGTGTTCATGTTGACCAATCCTTCGGCGACCGCGGTGTCGCGGCTGAAGGACCGAAAAATCGCCTCGGCGAGTTCTTGAAGCTTGGCGAAGCGCTCCGCCACGATTCCCACGAGGTGACCGGCAGCCGATTCGTTATCGAAGGAGATGTTGGTACCCCAGCGGTTATTCAAGCGATTCGCCATATCGGTGCGAATCTCGTCGAGGGTTTCGATGACGAACCCGTTGTCTGTAATTCCGATCGCCATTAGAGCGTCACCGTTTCGTTAAGGGTATCGCCAAACACCGTCGAAAGCGCGTACGTCACCGTTCCCGCGCGGGTACTACCGTCGATGGAGACCTCGAGTTGGTCGATGGAGGCCACTCCTTCCACCTGAATGAGCAGATTGTAGAAAATGGAGCGCGCCAACTCGATGGGGAGTTTCTGCCCCAGGATTTCTTCCAGCCATGGCGTGCCTGCATCCTTATCAAGAAACCACTCATTTTTGAAAAGCTGGAGCTTGTACTTGCATCGCTGCGCGACCGCGTCCGCCCCCGTGACGAACACGATATCGTTATTGGACACCGTCACATCCCAAGATGTTGGGTCGAGTAGAAAGTCCACGGCATCAGAGCGAAGCGCCATCTACGCCCCCTTCAACGTGGAGGTGCCTGGAATGAGAAGGGACAGAAGGGCGGTTCCGAACGAAATGAATCCCGTCTCTACAGGATTAGCGGCCCCAACCGGGGCCGGGATTGCAGCAGTCATCGCCGCCTGAACCACGGCTTGAAGCTCCGAAGTTTTGGCCAACGCTTGGCTTCCGCCTGCGTAAATCTGACCCCCAGCGGTGAACTCCACCATGACATCCGCGTCCCCTGCATCGGCAAAGCTCAAAAATCCCGGTAGGGCGACACAATCATTCACATCATGCTTGCGGTCATCCACGGGGTCCAGGCTGCCTCCCCGTACGAGCCAGCGGTCCAAGCTAGCGGAGGAGAAAAGCAGAAGCACCGTGTCCCCCACTGCAATGGGCCACCGAATACGGGTTTTGCCCGACCCGGGGAACAACACGGGGACGTTGGAGATGGGCGGAATTTCTTCGGTCTGCCGTTCTCCTGTGTCATCGATAAACCCCTCGAGCAATAGGGGCTGCACGGTCGCCTTGCGCTGAGAAACGTCGTACGAAAGCACCTTGGCGGGCAAGTTGTGGCGCAAGGCTGCGAGTTGGGACCGAATCGACCCCTCCACAACCGTTTGAAATGTGGGCGTTTGGACTTCGCTCATCGGGGTTTAGCTTCCGTCGTATTGATAAAATCCCCACCAAAAGTGTCTCCTGTGATGGTGGTTTTGACAACTTTGAACAGAGCGGCCTTGTGTTCGCGGCTTGTGAGCTGAATGACCTTGCCGGGCAAAATTTGGTCGTTCAGAAGCGTCTTTATCGTCGTGATTGGAATCTTTTGCTCCTTCGTAGGAGCCCCGGTCTCTGGGCTTCCAATGAGCCCGGAGGTCTTGTCCACCACGATGGCAGTCCCCGTCGTCGATTCCGAGTCTCGAAGCACCACGAGTCGCCCGTTTTGGACGCACCAGCGGAAACCGAAGGGCTCCAAAAGTCGGGTGAGTTGCGTGCTCGCCTGGCCGTGAAGCGTAATCCCAGCTGCGAACTGTGACTTCAAGTCGGAATCGTCGAGTAACGCTACCGGAAGCGAAAACTGCATCGCGTCCGCAACAGATTTCAAGGCGGCATACGCCGTCGTACCTTCCCGGAAACTCTGCGCAACACGCGCTTGTCGGAACGCGCGCAGCCCATCCCCAACTTGAACCGTCGTAACCCAATCCGTACCGTCCAATTTGGACGCCCCGTGAATTAAGTCGCCTACAAATAACGTCGACAAGTCCGTCCCGTAACCGGCCTCTAGCCGAACCCGTAACGGCTTTTTGTGAAGTCGCGCGCGCGTATCGTCGGCGGCGTTCGTAATCTTTAGCTCACACGTATCGGGCTCTTTGTCGGTGGAGCGTACGACTTCAAACTCGATGCGGAGCTTCTCAATCACCAACGCATTGGTCGCCGTGGGGTCGGAAAAAAACGTTGCCGGCTGGGGCTCCCAAACCGTCACCCGGGCCGCGCGTCCAAACAACTGCGTCACGGGCGGAGCTGCCCGTCAAATAACGCTTGCACCTCCACCGCGGAGTAGTACCGGACTTCCACACGGGTCCCGATATCGTCGAACGTAGCCTCTTTGGCCTGACTCGTGGTGTCGATGGCCCATAGGACGCCGAGTTCAAAGAACTTCTCCGTACAAGCCCGGCCTAAGTACGTTCCCAAAACGACCTTGACGCCTTGTCGCAAGACTTCGCCATCATCCGTAGACACGTCGAAGTACCAAGCCTCGTCACGACTGTTCCACCGCACTTTGAAGGAGTAGGGTTCGTCTTCAATCGTCGTCGTAAACGTGTAAAAAGGTACCGAAGGGATGAAAGGCAAGACCACCATTTAGGTCTTTCCTCCGCCGATGTATGGCCCATAAGGCTTGCCCGACGTGCGAACCTGGTCAGGGCGCGTCTTATACGCGCTGTTCTTGTCCAAGGTTACCGGGGTTGCGCCGTCCTTGAGCTTCTGAAGTGTCTGCGCATTGCGATGCTGCAACGGCGTCCCATCGGCATAAGTATAAGTGACCTGCCCCGTCGAGGAAGTCTTCTTATACACCACGCGTGTTTCTTGTTGCCCATCGTCATTGGCGAAGCTCTGGGTGGCGACCGCCTTGAACCCGCGGTTGACGCTCTTTGCGCCGTGCAACTCTGTTCGCACGACGGTCCGTCGGTTTGTGACAATGGTAATTTCTTCAAAGCTTGCGCTGAAAGAGAGCGCGCGACCTGTATCCTTGTCGCGCGACACATCGCACGACACCATTGCCATACTGGCGTACGTCCGAAGACTCGTCGCGACCGTGACCGGCAATTGGTCCGAATGAATTTTTTCGAGCTGGGTGTAGCAGAATTCAGAGGGCGCAAGCGTCCCGCCCGTCTCCCGTTGGCGGAGTGCTTCGAGGCCCGTGCCGAGAGGAGCGTCAGAAATGAACCCTTCGACCTTCAACCCCTTTGGGGACGCAGAAATGTTGTCGGAAATCGTCGAACCGTCTTCGATGGGGTACCTCGTGACCTCGCTCGCAAGCGAGTACGTCTCCGATAGGTACACGTCCACCGTGATGGGACCAATCATCATCACGTCCGCCATTACCGACCTACCGTGACAAGGGTTTCGTGGGCCGCGCGGAGTTGCATGTCGATGACCTCACGCGTCTTAGTCGCCACCAGCTTCGCGAGCTCGGTTACGTCCATCCCAGGAGTTGGCGTCACGTTCACAGTAACCGGCGCCCCATTGATGGTGGTTGTATTGTTGGAACTCACAGGCGGTGGGGCAGATGCCGCAAAGCCTCGTGTGAACGCATCCGTGACGGTAGGGCCTGAGGGCGCGGGTTGGTTCCCGGTGAAAAAGTCGCCAACAGCGCTCCCTGCGTTGCCAATCGATTTGCCTATTTTGGAGAACACCCCGGTGATGGCCTCGACCTTGTCCGTAACCCACGCCACCTTCTCTTCAATCCACCCGATAATTTGCTCCCAGGCTGCTTTGATACCGTTACCGACACCGACGAAAAACGCGCCGATTTCCAGTCCAATATTTCGGACTCCGTTCAGAAACCCGGTAACCGCGTCGTACACCGACGAAACCCAAAGCGCTACCTTGGCAGCGGTCTCGCCGAGCCACTCGGAGAGACCGATGAACTTGGTAACAACCCAGCCAATCAGCTGCCCGGTAACCTTGAGCGCGAGTACCAGACCTGCCCACACTCTGCTGATGGTCTCCTTGTTCCGGTCGGCCCAGTCCGCGACGGCTTGAAACGCATGCACGACCGCGAGAACCGCGGACGCTAGCGCACGCGTGACATCTCCAATCGTTTTGGTAATCGCAGCTCGATTCTTAACGAAAAAATCGGTGATGGAATTGACCAGCTGGCGCAGTTCCGGCGCGACCGCGGCAATCGCTTTGGTCTTGAGCGCCTGCCATCCACGTGACAGCTTCGCGATGGATTTCCCCACCGCATCAAGCCCCATCCGTCCCTTGTTCGTGAGGGGGCCGCCGACGGCCGCGAACTCCTTCCGTTTCTCCGACAACTCAGAGAGTGCCTGTGACAGCTCCGGGCCCGTCTTGCCCATAAGTGCCATCGCGAGCGCGTTCTTCTGCCCGCCGTCGGACATGCTCTCGAACGCAACAGCAACCTGATTCGCGACCCCTTCGATGTCCCCGAGCTGTACCCGAGGGTCATCAAGGCTTATCCCCAATTCCTTGAGCGCTTTGGCCGCATCCCCCGTTGGATTCTTAACAGCGTCCTCTAGGTGCAACCCAAATTTTGTGAGAGCCCCGGCAACCGTGTCTAACTTCTGGCTCACCCCGCCCGCGGAGTAGGAAAGCTCCTCGAGGAACTGACTCGACACGCCCGTTTTTCGGTTGGCATCATCAAGCTTGCTTCCGTAATCAACCGCTTCCTCGGCAAGTTTTTTGAACTCGTTGACCGCAAGCCCCAGAGCTACCGTCAACCCGGCGGCCACCGCCGTCTTCATGGCGCTGATTCGTTGCGTGCCCTCCGCCCACGCGCCCTTGTCAACTTTCAACCCAAGTTTGGCGGCAAGTTCTGCAACAATCATGACTCTAGTTCTTCCGTTTCAGAGACTCCCAAAACTGGTGGGCTTCGTGCATCCGTTCAACGTCCAAAATCGTGAGCTGCTTCAAGTCGGGAAGCTGGCAGTACCCGAGCAAAACTAGGTGGAGCCCTCGCCACCTAGGGGCGAGGTGGTCTGGGACTCGGACAGTCGCGTCCGAATCCGCGCCAGAGATGGGGCGAGGGCGTCGTAAAAATCCCGGAAGTTCACCTCGAGCGCAAACAAAAGCACTTTCATGGCTGTGATTTGGCGCCCAGAAAGCGCCAGATTGCGCCCCTTGGAATCTTTGAGCTCCACCCGCGCCTTCTGGCCATCGCTCATCTCCCCTTGCACCACGACGTTCCTATAGAGCGTGTCGCGCACGTACTCCCAATCCGACCGAGGAAAGTTGGCGAAGAACTGCAAAGCCATCGGCACCAACGCATCCTTGACCTCTTGCTCTGCGAAACGGTCGCCGGAAATCGCCCCCAAAATAGGAGCGGCCTTGCGCATCAGCTCCCAAAGAAGGGGGTTGGACGTGTCGAAGTCGAGCATCGTCACGAGCACCTTGAGCCCGTCGATGTCCTTTTCCTGCTGCACCATTAGGTGGGCGACCCTTCACCCCCGACAAAGTACTCCAGGGAGTGCGTTTCAAGCACCCATTCTCGAGCGGTCGCTTCTTTTTGGAGGTCAGCACCGGGGAGCTTCATGACCCAGGCCGCGTCGGTGTGCGCGAACGTGCGGCCATTCAAATCTTTGAGTTGCACCGTCTCCGTTCCGTCCGAAGATTTGCGGTCCTGAGCCGCGAGTGCGCTTAGGAAATCGTTCGTCGGAGAGCCCGGCCAGAGCGAAATCGTGATTTTGGCGCTGAGGTCTTGGCTAATCGATCGCGCACCTGCGCCTTTCACGCCGACTTTCACGGACGCCTGGTCGGCGTTCATCTCAATTTTAATCATCGAGCCGTCGGAGAACCCACCCGCGATATGTGCACCGATGGCAAGGGTGAACTGAAGGGGGTTGTGTGTATAAAGTTCTGTTTCAGCCATGGCTTACACCTTCATCACGAGTTTGACATCTGCGCTGTGCATGGCACCGAGCGCGCGGAATTCAATGGTCGTGTCTGGGTAGTGCCGATTTTGACGGTCGGCGGCCGGCACATCCGCAAGCGCGAGCATCGTCACCGTAAATTCGTCGGGCGCGATGAACTTACGTTTCACGCCTTTTTTGCAAGACGATCGGTATATGGCTTGGAGGGCTGCTCGGCCTTCGGCATCGAACCCGATTTTTCCAGACGCGGATGCCGCCGTGAAAAAATTGAACACGTCGGTTTGCACCAGCGAGATGAACCACAAAAGCCCGCGCTGCAAATCGAGGTACGACCCTGATGCTGTACTACCATCCCACGTCACCTTCACCGCATCGTTCGCGCCAAAGGCCACGTATGTGTTGCCGTCTTTATCCTTAAGGTGCTGAAACTCGGCCTCGCTCATCGTAACCGGGTTCACCCCGTCAAGCGTTTTAAACGCCCACGTCTCCGAGCCCGCATCCGTCGGCAAAACCTTCCCAGCCACCGCTGCGGCAAGCATCATCGCGGGGTCTGTGTGGAACCAACCCGAGGCCAAACGGTTACCGATCGTCTGAATCACATCAATGGGGTCTGATGCGCTTCCCTTGACGGTAGTGACCGCCGCAGAATCACAAGTGTCGAACATAAACAATCGGGTGTTCGCGAGCGCCCACACGCCGGCCGCTGCAATCATTGCGTCGCTGGCTTGTGTCGGGATGACCAAATCGAAAAACGGGTCCTCTGCCAAAATCGCGGCGAGGTCCGTCGCGATGCCCGGGTCGGCATGGTCCATGGTTATGGACATCAGCTGACGATTTTTGACTTCGAGCGCGAAGAACGCACCCGGGGTATCGGCCGTCACAGTTACCGGGCTCGCTGACCCACTCGCTGTGAAGTTTTTCCCCGCCACTCCGTTGAGAGCAGTAACGAGCGCGGTCGCAAATTCTGCGTCCGTTGGTGATGCGTCCGTCGTAAAACTGACCGACGTTGAAGTCGATCCAAACTTCACCCCCACCGTGTAGAGCGTCGTCGGAAACGACGCAGGAGTCAGTGCACTAATTTTGTAACGCAAGGTTGGCTTCAGAGCCCCCCTTCCGAGTTTCACTTCCGTGGGGTGCGGGGTTTGTGAAAACGCCGCGTCCAGAAACCGACGCTCAGCACTCTGTGTATTGGGGTAGTCCGTCGCCCCTTCCGCCGCCGAGAAATAGGATTTGGTCCGCGCTGTAAATGCAGGGTTGTAAACGAGCCCTAGCATGCGGCCAAACCCCTGCGCCGACAGTGACGGGGGAAGTTGCGTGACTTCCACGGTGATAACGGTGCTTAAATCCATCGCATTTCCCTCGTAGTAAGAGCCTATACCTAACCCTCAGGGCGTCAAGATAACGGTGTGGTCCTCGGTCTCGATGAACGTTCCGGTTTCTGTGAACTCCGTCGGAACGTAGATGAAGCAATCCATTTGCGCACGAGATAACTGTTGGGTCTTGTTTTCCAAAAACTCCAATTGGGTGATAGGGCCAAACGAAGCCACACCCATCGGTACTGCGGTGAAAAGCTCTTGAAGGGATGGCAGTCGCGCGCGACCGCGAATGCGCCGCAGAATGGCCGGTGCACTCTGCGAGCCCGTGGTGGTGTCCGTGATGACCTCAAAGCTTACGCGGACGCGCTCTTGGCCGCGAGCGCGATAAGTCAGCTCATTGCCAGGAGTAGGACTCACCGTATCTGTGCGGTTGCTCCAACCGGTCCCCAAGTCCTGAGACTCCCCAATAGCGAGCGTCATGAATGGCCGGGCCGGGCGGGGCCCGTTTTGGTTGCGCCAAATGATGCTTGTCGCGGGGATGCCGCTGGCTACCTGCGCCCAAATATGAATCGCGGTTTCGAGCTGCTCCGGCGTCGGCGCACTCATACAGGGGTCGCCTGCGAAGTCTGCCTCACCATAAACGCCACGTAATGAGGGCCTCCGGAAAGGCCCTCCCATTCCGAGACCTGGTACACCCGCCAGCGGTCACCTTTGTAGAGCACTACATCTGGGGCTTGTGCGGGGCCGCGGGTCTTCAGCTCGTACGTCGTGTACACCACGCGCGTATCCTCTGCACTCTGGCCTTCGGGAAGCGCTTCGAGTTGCTTTCCCGACAAAGGTTGGATAGTGGCGACGAACATCGTCACAGGGGGTTCTGCGCCCTCGACGTAGTGGCCGGTGGAGTCGTACGTTCCAATCGGTTTACGAATCACCTGATACGCGCGCCCGTGGTGGCTAATAACCGAGCGAAGACTCATCGGTCACCGGAGTCCTTTACAACCTCGTACGAGACCGAATTGACCATGAGCCCGGTGTCTATCAACGGACGGTCCGAGCCCTTTGCTGCAATCGTAGCCGGCTTCAAGGGTGGCATCAGGTCATCTTGCTTTACATGCGTCTTGACCTTGTTCGCCGCCCACACACCCAACTGGCCTAGCGCTTGATTTGCGTTGAGAGAACCGGTGAAGAACGCTTTGGCCAGCTTCACCTGAAGTGCGATCAGCTCTTGTTCGTACGTTGCAAACGTCCCCCGAATCCAACGACGCTCGGGAACCGACCCGTCCGCGGTTCCGTACTCGTGAACAGCCGCGCGCTCCGCCAAGGTGAACCCTTCATCGTCCGCAACCTCCGCCTTAGAGCCCAAAATCCCGACCTTCACCGCCTTATCGCCTAAACCATGGAGTGCGGCCTGGAGCGCGTTCCACGCTCGCATGTCGAGCGTCACGTCGCTCACGTGACAAACATCCCCAAGCCCGCCGAACCACACATGCTCGCGCGCGCAATCTCGAGGTACGCCATCCCATATTTCGTCCGTTCGTACCCGCCACGGGATAGCTCCCCACCGAGTGAGAAGCTATCGGCATAGGATACGGATAACCCACCCACCGATTCGGATTTGATGGGGCCCGAGGCGCCGGCGCCTCGGGCCGCCGCGCCGCACGCATGAATAGACCCCATGTGCGCAGCTAGATAAATTTGCGCGAGGTCCAAATCTGCGGCGCAGAATTGGCTCGCGGGGACGGCAACTTGGACACGAGCGAGAATCAGCGCTTGTACTGCTGGGTTTACCCCGTCTAGCTCAGGCGCAAACGCGACCACCTGTGCCCAAGTAATTGCCATCAGACCGTGCCCATACCGGTCGCATACACTACCGACTTCGGATAGTGGATCGGCGTTCCGCCGCTGCGCGCATGGCATTGGGTCACGAACTCAAACCCTTCGGTCTCGGGCGCGAGTTGCTCAAATTCCTGCGGAATCAGAGCTTCCAGCTTATCGGGGTTCAAATCGTACGCGATGATTTGAGGCGCGCCCGATGGGCCCGACGTGTTCAAACGCCACGATGGAAGGACTCGGACGTTCGGGTTCGTCGCCAAAAACCAATTGAGCACCGTCGTTGACGTGTTCGGAATCAGCTTTTGGGTCAAAAACCGGTACAACGTGTCCGCAATCAGCATCGTGTTTGCGTTCTCAACGCTATTCGTGGTGTTTGCGGGGGTATTCAGAATGTTCTGAAGGTCCGCCACCAACGCAAGCGGCGTAGCCGCCGCCCAAGCGCCAGCTACCGCAACCGATGGAACTTCCGGATTGTTCGTCAGTCCAGTGAAACCTGCGATTTTGGAGCCGAAGAAAATCAGCTCGTCGAGTTTTCGCTCGATGTTCTCCCGCGCGGCTTTCGCCTTCTGCATAGGAAGGTCTTGCCCGGCGCCACGATTCTTAGACGCCAAAACGGCGGCCCGGGCTTCTTGCAAGGAGTACCCATACGAAGCTTTCAAACCGCGGATTTTGTACTTCGCTTCCCTGCTTCGGGCATCTGCACGAGGACCTTTGGTCGAGTAATCCGAGGTTACTTCCACGTCACCGCTGATGTCGTACACCGCGACAGTGAGCTCTTCAGCGCCCGTATCCACATCGTTGTTCACGGGGACAAACGACCGACCCTGAAGCGTCGGATATTGGACCTGGTACATCGTGCGCACGGATTCGAGCGC